CGGAGAGAAGTCCTTTCAGTACCGTGGCTACACGGTGCCTCAGGCGTTCTCCAAGGAGTGGGCCAACCCGATTGCCCGCTCTCAGTTCGACGCGGAGGGGGACGTTGCGGCGTCCGCCATTTACGCCAGGGCTGAGGCTGTGGACAAGGAGCGGCTTATCCGCTCCGGCTCCTGGGACTACATCACTCCCGATCAGCCGCAGCACATGGCTGAATGGCTCAATGCCCTCAACCGTCAGTTCGCTCAGGATGAAGGTTTCCGGCTGGTCATGCAGGACTCTACGGGCGAAGCCGCCCGTAGGTACTTTGCAACGCCTGCTGGCAAGCAGCATCTGAAGGACATCGGCGGACAGGGAAAGGACCCCGAGGAACTGATCAAAAAGATCAGGCTCACTCTGGACAAGTACCTTCCCGAGGACACTGGCCTGCGACAGAAGCTGCTTGACGGTGAAGACCTCACCAAGGCCGACCTCCACAAGGCAATCCCGCCCAATGACTTCCCGGTTGTTCACGGCCAGGAAGTTCTGGACAAGACTGCATTGTGGGGCAAGCACCAGCCTGGCAACATCCTCGATGCCGCCATTAAGAACGGCTTCAAGAGGCTGGGTGCCATTCCTTCTTCGGTCATGTCCCGGAACCCTGTGTACGTCAAGTTCCAGGAAGGGCGGATGAAGGAGCTGATCGATGGTGAGCTTCGAGTCCGTATGTCTCAGGGCAAGACGGATCACCTGACTCCGGAAGAGCTGAATCAGCTCATGCTGAAGTCGGACAAGATGGCTCGCAAGGATATGGCTCAGATCGTCTATGACCCTACAAGGACTTCGGCATCCGAGGCCCTTCGGTTCATAGCTCCGTTCTACTCGGCTCACGCTGACGGCCTTGCCCGATGGGGTGGGCTGATCGCTGAGAAGCCACAGGCCCTCGGCAGGATTGCTCAGATCTACAATGCCCCGGTCGCAGCCAACATGGTGACCGATGCTCAGGGCAACCTGGTTGGCCAGGATGGCTATGCGGACATTGTAGACCCGACTACGTATAAGCTGGACAAGAAGGGCCATCCTATTCCGGGGACGGCTAAGGTGATCGGCAGGAAGTTCGTTCCGATCCAGGACAGGACGCTTCATCTCAAAGCCCCATGGGCGGAGAAGGGTAGCGGCACTGTTCCGATCAAGCTTCAGGCCATGAACACCATCCTACCTGGGGATCCTTGGTGGAACCCTGGCTCTGGACCTATGGTTCAGGTGGCTGGTACGGCGCTCGCTAAGGCGGCGCCTTCGACTGGAGAGTTCCTTCAGTGGTCCAAGATCCTGCCCTACGGACCTTCTGGCTCAATGACTGAGGCCATCACTCCGAAGTACATGCGCAGCCTCTGGGCTGCGTATCAGGGTGATGACCCGGACAACGAGGCATACCAGAAGGCTTACCTGGCAATCTGGAACAAGAAGCAGATGGAGTTCCACGAGAACGGCACTAAGTTCTCACCCAAGGAGATCGAGCAAGAGGCCAAGCAGTTCCTCTTCCTGGACTTCCTGGAGGCGTGGGGATCTCCTGCTCAGACGCAGCAGACTCCCCTCACCGGAACGCCGTACCAGTTCTTTGTCGACCAGCTCTCTCAGCTCAAGAAGATTGATCCTGAGACTGCCAATGACAGGTTCCTTGCCAAGTTCGGGGCGGACTACTCGGGCTTCACTGCCTCCCTGTCCAAGTCAATGGGAATTGCTGCCACCATCAGCGCTGACCAGCAGGCAGAGAAGTACAAGGACGAGATTTCTGCCGACCCTGACATGGCTGCCTTCTGGGTGGGCGATGTCTACAACGGAGGTCCTTTCTCCTCCGCCGTATATGCGAAGCAGATGGAGCAGAACTTCGGAGCCGAGAAGGCTCGGGAGAAAATCCCTGCGGAGCACGCCATTGAGCAGAACCAGATCTCTACCGGCTGGAATCAGTACAAGGCCGGGAAGATGTATCTGGACTATCTGCTCATTCGCAATGGCTTCAAGTCCTACAGTGAATCGGGAGCCGAACAGCTCAACCAGGCCAGGAAAAACCTGGTGGATGGAACGTCTCAGCAGTACCCCGCATGGGGAGAGGCATTCAATGTCACCGATCGTGGCAAGGTTCAGAGCCGCATACGCTCGTTCGAGATTGCACTCAAGGACGAGAAGCTGATGAACGACCCGATGCGTCGGGAGATGCCGGTACTCCAGCAGTACCTGGCAGGGCGTGCGATGTTCAAGAAGGCGCTCAAGCAGCGAGGGGCTAGTCAGGTTTCCTACGCCGCTGATGGGATCACTCCCATCGGAGAGTCTGCCGACATCGGATATGCGTGGGGCCAGTTCCGAATGGGGCTCGCCAACTCCAACATCGCATTCAACGAACTCATGAACAGGTACCTGTCTAACGACGACCTTCAGTAAGGAGTAGCCATGGCCGATGGGCCTTATGTTCTGGACCAAGCTCAGCAGCAGCAGGGACTTGCGGCCCTTCAGGCCACTGGCTCCGGCCTGTCTGGTGGGTCGACGGTGTCTGCTGGCCCCGGCTTTGATGCCGGGGCTTATCTGAGTGGCTTCAATTCAAAGCCTGGAACTCCTGGCAGCCGAGTCTATCTCGGACCCAACAAGGGGATCCTCAACCCCGGCCTTGCGGCTGGTGGTGTGGGCATGATTGGGGCCTTCTCGGGCAAGAACACCGACAGCTACGAGAATGCCCGCATGGCTCCCATTAACTGGGACGAGAAGCAGAAGCGGGACTTCATCTCCAAGGGCATTCTCTACAAGATGCCTGGCTTCGACTACAACATGGGCATGCCTGAGATCATGGATGCCTGGGATGGACTCGTAAAGTCCGCCCAGGCGTTCTCCAAGGAAGGTGCCGAGTGGTCGCCCTGGGATGTCATGGGTTCCTACGCCAATGACGGCAAGGGCTTCGGTACCATCCGCAAGGGTGACTGGCTCTATGACGCCAGGACCGGCGATAAGGTCAAGTATGTAGGACCCCGGACCAAGACGACCACGAGCAAGAACGTCAACCTGTCGTCCCCCGAGGACGTCAGGGCACTGACTACTCAGATGCTCACGGAGCTGCTTGGCCGTGCACCTACGGATGAAGAGCTGGCCAAGTACCGGTCCAGCATCAATGGCTATGAGCGGGCAAACCCTGAGATGACTACGACTACTCACACTCTCAATGACATGGGGGAAGAGGTAGCCCAGTCCAGCACCACTACGGGTGGTGCTTCCCAGGCTGCCCTGGGTTCCATTGTGGAAGGCGGAGCGAAGAAGGGGCCTGAGTACGGCAAGTACCAGGCTGGTACCACTTACTTCAACGCTCTCATGCAGATGATTACTGGAGGTTAGCAATGGCGTCAGGTGAGGACATCGTCAAGTACCTGTTGCAGTTCAAGGGTACGCCTTACGTCTGGGGCGGTGCCCAGCCTGGAGGCTTCGATTGTTCCGGCCTGATGCAGTACGGCTTTGCTCACTTCGGAATCAAGCTGCCCCGAGTTACCTACGACCAGATCGGCCAGGGTCAGGCCATCGGAATGAAGGGCCTTCGCCCTGGCGATCTGGTCTTCTTCGACACCGACAAGAATGTAGCCGGACCTGACCATGTCGGCATCTATATGGGCAACGGGAAGATGTTCCATACTCCCCGCCCCGGCAAGTCTGCCGAAGTGGTTGACATGACCTCCGGCTACTACCTGGACAGGTTCATGGGTGGCCGTCGCATCGATGGAGTCAAGACTTCTGGTGCTTCGGTGGCCGATGGTCCGACTGAAGCTGAGGTCAAAATGACTCCCGAGGAGCTGGCTGCCTCGTACGGCTGGGCATATGGATTTCTGAACGGCAACAGTGAACTCAAGAAGCTGTTCAAGGAAGCCGTAGACGGCTCCTGGACGGCCGAAAAGTTCCAAGCCGGACTCCGGGACACTTCATGGTGGAAGAAGACCTCAGAGAGCGCCAGGCAGGCTCAAGTGCTGGAGAAGACAGACCCTGCCACATGGCAGGCTCAGCAGCTTGCAGTGACTACTCAGGTCCAGCAGCTGGCCGCCCAGATGGGGGCGGCCATTCCTCAGTCCAAGCTGAAGAGTGTCGTTGACACTGTCATGCGGACGGGCATGGAGGAAGGTCAGATCCGGGATGCCCTTGGTCAGTACGTGACATTCACCAAGGATGGCACGCTCAAGGGTGAGGCTGGCATGCATGAGTTCACCATGAAGCAGTACGCCGCCCAAATGGGCGTCGAGATCGGTGACCAGGCAATCAAGAACCAGGCTCAGCTGGTGGTGCGGAAGATGGCCACCAGTCAGGACTTCGAGAGCCAGATCAGAGAGCAGGCGAAGTCTGCATTCCCTGGATACAGCGAGCAGATAGATGCGGGCATGACGATGAAGGACATCGCTAACCCCTATCAGCAACTGATGTCCAAGGAGCTGGAGCTTCCCGACTCTCCCCTTGGCCTCATGGACCCGACCATCCGCAATGCACTCAATGGACTGGACAAGGACGGGAAGCCTTCAGGCATGAACCTTCCGGACTTCCAGAGCATGCTGAGGAATGACCCTCGATGGCGCTCCACTCAGGGAGCGCAGGACCAAGTGATGAACGTAGGCCATTCGATCCTTCGGGACATGGGACTCATGAGCGGAGGCGGTAGCTGATGGACCTCATGAGCATTCTCAAGCAGGCTGGCTTCAAGGGTGACGGTCTCAAGATGGCTTACGCCATTGCGATGGCCGAGTCCGGAGGCAATGCCAGGGCCCACAACGGCAACGCTGGTACGGGCGACAACTCCTATGGCCTCTTCCAGATCAACATGCTGGGAGGCATGGGGCCCGAGAGGCGTCGGCAGTATGGGCTCAGCTCCAATGACGCACTGTTCGATCCCCTGACCAATGCCCGAGTCGCCTACAAGATGAGCAACGGCGGCAAGAACTGGGGGCCCTGGTCCACCTACGGCAATGGTGCCTACCAGAAGTACTACGGTGGCTCCAGTGCCACAGTCAAGAACTCTGGTGGCTCTTCCTCCGCCTCGTCGGGCGGAGGTGGTGGAGGCAGTGCACCAATGAGCCGGTCAGAGACTGCTGAAAGCTATGGCTTTGTAGAGTCTCTGTTCAACTCAGTGCCTGAACTGAAGAAGCTGTTCGACAAGGCAGTCAAGGGCGGATGGACGGCAGCCAAATTCCAGGCAGGCCTTCGGGACACCAAGTGGTGGAAGTCCAAGCCTGAGTCTGCGAGGAAGTTCCTCATCCTCCAGTACGGCGACCCCGCCACAGCCAAGCAGCAGCTTGCCCAGCAGCGCGTGAAGATCAAGCAAATGGCTGCTCAGCTCGGCATTACCGTCAACTCCAAGCTGTCCAAGAAGCTGGACGACTGGACCATGAAGTCCATGTTGAACGGCTGGACAGATGCCCAGATGCGGGATGAACTGGGCAAGTTCGTCACCTTCGGGGATGACGACTGGGGCGGCGAGGGTGGTGAGGCCATCGAGAAGCTGAAGACCTACGCCTACCAGATGGGTGTCGCTTTCAATGGCAAGTGGTTCGCAGACCGCGCACGTCTGATCGTGCGCGGGATGGCTACTCAGCAGGATTTCGAGGATGAGATCAGGCATGCAGCCAAGGGCGTCTTCAGTCAGTGGTCCAAGCAGCTCGATGCAGGTCAGACAGTGGCAGACCTGGCGGCTCCTTACATGCAGTCCATGTCTCAGATCCTTGAGCTGCCAGCAGGCAGTGTCAATCTGTTCGATCCGACCATCCGGAAGGCTCTTCAGAACAAGGACAAGACGACTGGAGCCAATGCGGTCAAGCCTCTCTGGCAGTTCGAGAACGACCTCAGATCCGACAACCGTTGGAAGGGCACCCAGAATGCCCAGAACAGTCTCATGCAGGTAGCCCACCAGGTCCTTGCGGACTTCGGTGTCAAGAACTAGGAGGGTAGATGGCAACAGAAGGTGACCTTGAGTTCAAGCTGAAGGTTGGCAAGTCGAAAGTCTCTGCCTACCGAGCGCAGATAGAGGGGCTGAAGGCCCAGCTCAAGCGCAAGGGAAACTCCAAGGCTCTGATAGCGGCCCTGAACAAGCGGCTGGCTACTACGCAGAAGGCCATGGACAACCAGGCCAAGGCCAATGTGGCCAATCAGAACGAGCTCTACAAGGTGACAGGCCAGTACGACAAGCTTCTGAGCGGTGACAACCGAGACGCCTTTGCGGCGGTCTCGGCGCTGTTCAATAGCTACGGACTGGGAAGCCTGTCAGGCAAGATCTACGATTACGTCAAGAACGGGTACAGCGCTGACACCATCTCAATCCTTTTGCAGGACACCAAGGAGTACAAGGAACGCTTCGCAGGCAACGAGCTTCGCAAGAAGGCAGGCCTGCCTGTCCTGTCTGCGGGTGAATACCTCGCTACGGAAGCCAGCTACCGACAGATCATGGAGTCAGCCGGACTGCCGTCTGGATTCTATGACCAGCCTAGCGACTTCAATTCCTGGATCGGGAAGAACGTCAGCCCCTCAGAGATTCAGACGAGGGTGGATCTGGCTACTCAGGCTACGATCCTCGCTAATCCGAACTATAAGAAGGCTCTGAATGCCATGGGCATTTCGGACGGGGAGCTGACTTCCTACTTCCTCGATCAGAAGAAGGCCCTTCCGTATATTCAGAAGGCGGCCGCAACGGCTGCCATCGGGGCTCAGGCCCTTCAGAACAACCTGGCATTCGACCAGACGTATGCCGAGTCTCTGGCAACTTCTGGCATCACTGCCGATCAGGCCGCTCAGGGCTACTCGCAGATTGCCCAGGAGGCTGGAACCATGAAGGATCTGGCATCCATCTACGGCACCAGCTACACGCAGCGAGAAGCTGAAGAGGCTACCTTCCGGGGTAATGCCTCGGCGGTGAACAAGAGAAAGGGCCTTGCATCTCAGGAGCGTGCCAACTTCAGTGGCGCTGCTGGTGGTGCCCGTGCTGGCTTTGGCCAGCGGGGCGGAGCAAGGTAGTAAAGCATGGATGCGCACTCTCGCTCTGGGGGCATCCATTACAAGGCGTATGAGATAAGGACGTCTACCGGGGCCCAATCGGATGTAGCTCAGTGGCAGAGCGGCGGTCTCCAAAACCGTTCACGGGAGTTCGATTCTCCCCATCCGGGCCGAATCAGGGATCGACCGGCCCCCTGATTTGTACTTCAGTCCGGGATCACATTGAAGGCGAGCGAAACTCATCATCCCCTGATGAGCGTATGGCGCCACAACCTAGGGAGATCAAATGAACGACGCATGGGGTTACGACGAGACCGCCGAGTCGACTGAGCCTGGCCACAACGATGGGCCCAAGGCGCTGCGGGAGGCTTACAAGGCGCAGAAGGCACAGAATGACGCGATCCTCGCAGAGCTTGCGGAGATCAAGGCAGAGCGTGCCAGGGAAAAGCTCTCGTCCGTCTTCAGCGAACTGGGAGTTCCGGATGCAGCGAGCCTGTATCAGGGAGAGCCCGACCCGGAGAAGGCCCGTGCATGGGCTGAATCCATGCGAGCCGCCTTCGGCTCTGGCAACCAGGGAACCCCTGCTGCCGTTTCTCCGCCTGCCCCTGCGCTCGATGCGCAGGTTCAGCAGCAGTATCAGCAGATGAATGAAGCCGGTCAGAGTGGGACGCCACTCGGCAACTTCGAGGCTGCTGGCGCTGCTATCTCGCAGGCTAATGACCTCAACAGTCTTATTGCTGCCATGGCTCAGGCGAACAACTTGAATCCTGGCCAGTAAGACTCCTTCTCACTTAGGAGTGATCCCACATGGCTAACGCCTTTACCGGCACTGGGGCAATGGCTGCCCTTGTCCAGACTGCTTATGACCGCGCGCTTGAGTTCGCTCTGCGTGCACAGCCGATGTTCCGACAGGTCGCCGACAAGCGACCTGTCCAGCAGGCGATGCCTGGTTCTTCGGTCGTCTTCTCTCTGTACCAGGACCTTGCTCAGCAGATCACGCCGCTGAACGAGCTGGTTGACCCGGACGCCGTTGCGGCCGGTAACCCGACCACCGTCTCGGTGACCCTGAACGAGTATGGTAACTCGATCCTCGTCTCCAACAAGCTGGACCTGTTCAGCTTCACCGACGTGACTGCCGGTCTCGTCAACCAGGTGGCATGGAACCTGATCGACTCTGTCGACCTCATCGTTCAGAACGTTCTTGCTGCGGGCACCCAGACGCTTCGGCGTTCTGGTACCGGCACGGTCGGTTACGGCTTCGGCACCACCCCGACCAACCCTGTTGCCCTGAACCAGATCGGTGGCGCTGCTGACGTCAACATCAGCAACTCTGCCATGAACTCTGTCATCGCCCGGACCGCCCCCGTGCAGCTCCGGACCAACAAGGTTCACCCGAACAAGGGCTCGCTGTACACCGCCTACATCCACCCGCAGGTCTCCTTCGACCTGCGTCAGGAAACTGGCGCTGCGGCCTGGCGTGACCCGCACAACTACTCGGCTGCTGACAACATCTGGGCCGGTGAGATCGGGTCCTACGAGGGCGCTGCGTACATCGAGACTCCTCGTGCCCAGAGTGCCCAGACCGGCGCTGCGTACTCCGGCCCTTCGGCTCCGGCTGGTGCTTCGCGTGTGTACAACACGTACTACACCGGTCAGCAGGCTCTGGCTGAGGCTGTGGCTGAGGACTTCCACACCGTCCGTGGTCCGGTCGTCGACAAGCTGACCCGCTTCCAGCCGCTCGGCTGGTACGGCGTTGCTGGCTGGTCGCTGTACCGTCCGGAGTCCCTGATCGTTGCTCAGACGACTTCGACTCTGCGCCCGACCGCGTAGTAGTTGCCTGATGTGGGGACTTTACTCGACCAGTAAAGTCCCCCTTTCAGTAAACAATCAACAGGAGGTTCAATGTCTGGCTTCGACAATACGTCGTTCACCACTCGAACGGCGACCGGCACAACCGACACTCTCACCCCCAATGACAGCGTCGTTGTATACACCAACACGGCCGCCAAGACGGTCAACTTTCCGCTGGTCTCTCAGACTCAGCCTGGCCGCAAGTACTCGGTAGTCAATGCCGCTGCGGGCGCCATCACTCTGACTCCGGTGGCTCCTGCCACTCTCGATGGCCTGGCCACTAAGACGGTGGCTGCAACCAGCGGTCGAGCCGAGTTCATCTCTGATGGCACCAACTGGTTTACGACCAGCTCTGTCGGCCTTACGTAACTAGGAGAAAGGGAGCCAAGTGGCTACGTGGAAATACACAACTCGCACGGTTTCCGAGGCTCCCTTTGCCTGGAACGACCTCATGGTCCGCTATCGGATGGACCGTGGAATCTCGGTGCAGGAGGTTGCACCCTGTCAGTACGAGGAAGTCAGGTACTACACGTACACGGATGAACTCGGGGCAGCCAACCTCCCCACCAATCCGAATCAGGACACCACTTTCTGGCCCGCCCCTTCGGCGGGCCTGAACTTCTTCAGGGGCGGATACGAGCACATAGTAGATGACGCAACCAAGGCATGCCTGATCTCTTCAGGCGTTGCCGATGAAAGTAACTTTGAATCAACAACGCCCCTGACCGGATTCGGTGAGGGCGGCTTCGGTGAGGGAGGCTTCGGAGAGTGACCTATACCCCAATTCCGCATGGCACAGAAAACTGGGATGTGCCTGTCAATGCCGCATTCACCAGTCAGGATCAGCGCATCACCGTGCTCGAAGACCTACAGCCCGAGGCGGAGGTGTACGTACCACCGGACTGGGGACAGTTCTGGCGCCCGGCTCGCAATGCTTCAGGCACTCAGGCATCCAAGATCATGGTTGCCGGTGCCTCTGTAGCCGAGGGCTACTACGCACAGAACACCATTACCGACTCCTGGGTCGGCAAGATGCGTACAGCAGTCCAGGGAACCTATGGCGATGGTGGCTCGGGGATGTTCTCCAGCTCCAGAACCGATGTCATCTCGTCCGCCACGGCCGGTGCCGTGGCTACCTGGGAAGGCAACGGCTCCTTCGCAACCACGACTGGCACATGGACTACCGGCGCTCAGTTCTTCGGGCCCGGCATCAGCTTCATGATCTCGACGGCCGCAGCTACTGCCACCTACAAGGTGACTGGCAGCACCGTGAAGATCTACAACATCAGTGGTGCAGCACCGAGGGCCAACTACACCTACCAGATCGATGGTGGAGCAATAGTGCCCGTTACGGTGACCATCGGCACCACATCCATTCAGGTAACCACAGTGACCGGCCTAGCGCCTGTTGAGCACACGGTGGTCATCTCCTGGAATGGAGCTCCCACAGAGCCTCTGAGCCTCATTGGAGTGGCTGGGGAGAACTCAACTGGCTGCATCGTGGACAACCTTGGCAGGGCTGGCACCACCTCCGCCAACTGGTCCAGCGCTTCGGCGCTGACCCAGCAGTGGAATGGTGGTCCATCGAATCCCTGCGACCTGTTCATTCTGCATCTAGGAGCGAACGACGCGACGTCAGGAACTGTCGACAGTGAGACCTTCATGAGGAACATGTCGACCATCCTGCTTGCAGTGAAAGACGGAGCGTTTGGCCAGGACGCCACTGGTGACACTGACATCATGATTGTCACTCAGCACTTCGGCCACTTCACGAACCCCAGCATCTACGCCGGTTACAGCACCAGAATGAAGGGGCTGGCAGACACCTTCGGTGCTGCCTACGTCAACATCTGGGGACTGGGCCGGAACTCCTGGGCCTACTGGAATGGCCTCGGCTACTGGGGCAATGCGAATACCCCAGGCCCTGCCGGTACGGACAACGTGCACCCGTCCAATGCTGGCCACGACTACATCTCAAGCATCATCAATCCGATCGTGATGTCCTAGGAGGAATCATGGCAGCGAAGCCCAACAAGAAGGCACCCCTTGGTCAGGGTGGACGGTTCGCAGCGGTAGCCAAGGCCGCTGGCGGCGGCGAGAAGGGTAAGGCCATTGCGGCTGCGGCTGGTCGCAAGAAGTACGGTGCCGCCAAGATGGCCAAGATGGCTGCGGCTGGACGGAAGAAGGCGAAGTAATGGCCCACTACCTGTACGACCCGGCCAAGGAGCCGTGTCCTCCGTTGTTCCATCCCGATGAGTGCTGCTGCGCCATCTGTGGACCGGGCGGCAATAACACTCTGACTGAGAACAACGAGAAGGGGATCCTGGAAACGAACCTCTTCAAGACCATTGCAATGCACCAACAGGCTCCGCTCGGCTCTGACCATGACAGTCACAAGCAGGGCATCTATACGACGAACAGCGCAGGAGACAACGACTAATGGCAGTTCAGAAGAAGATCGATGCGCCGCTTCTCAGTGTGGGCGATCTGGTCCACCTGGTTACTGGTGGCCGCACTCTCCAGAACTATGAGGTTCTGGGGATGGATGACCGCTTCCTGAAGCTGTCGGCCAATCCGCAGGTTGCACCGCAGACCGACACGATCCTCATTCCGTGGGGTGCTCTCGAAGTCCTTGGGCTCCCGAATGGCTGAGGGACGCTGCCCTGACTGCAAGCAGCCCTTCGAGAAGTGTAGGTGTACCTGATGGCAGGCAAGTTCAAGAAGGGCGCACGCTGTTCCTCCGCCTGTCCCACCAAGGATCACCGGACATTCGGGGAGTGCATGAGGAGCAAGAGCCTTCAGCTCTCCCCGCATGTCAACGGTGACTATGCCAAGAAGCAGAAGGCGTGGGACAAGGAGCTGGGCAACTATGAGTCGGCCGTCAACCAGGGCGTCCAGCCTCGTGGCACCAAGCAGGCTCAGATTGATGAAGCGATGAAGTCCAGCGACGCGACAGGCGTCGCCTATCAGGCATAAGGGGAAGAGATGGCAGAGCAGCTAGTAGCAGTAGTCAATCCGGATGGGAGCCTTGTCGGCTCCGGCGGAGGCGGAGGCAGCGTTACTGTCACCAACTTCCCCGCAACGCAGACAGTCGCAGGCTCCGTGTCGGTGTCGAACTTCCCGGCAACTCAGCCTGTCTCTGGCACTGTCACTGCCAACGGTGGCACCAGCCCAACGCTGGCAAACTCCTGGAACGTCAAGCTTACCGATGGCACGGACACTTCCTCGATCACCACTTCGGGACTGGGCAATGCCCTTCTGGTGAGCACGGGCACTCAAGTGTCCGGCAAGACCCTCAGCGCCGTGGCCGTCAACACCACGGGCACCACGGTTGACATGGGGTCGGCCAAGGCCAACTTCACCAGCGTCGTACAGGCGACTGGAACCATCACTGGCACGGTCACTCTGGAGCTGAGCATCGACGGCACCGTATGGGTGTCCAGTACCGTCACGGCCAACGTGACGGTTGCTGGCAACCTTGCCCTGTACAGCATCGGACGTCCTGCGCGGTATGCACGTGTCACTCTTACTGCGCAGGCTGGAACTGGAACCATCACCGCTGACATCATGGGAGGCTAAGTGAGCATTCTTTCTGGATCCTCTACGACGGACCAGGGAACCATCATCACTATTCCTGCTGGCAAGTGGTGGAGGGGCAGCATCTCGATCTCCTCTTCACTCTCCGCCGGTATCAATGTAGGTGCGCAGCAGGCAACCCCGACAGTGACAATCCAGGGAACCAACTCCGATCCGGTCAACGGATCGGTAATGGCTGCGGTATCTCTCTCGACGCCTGCCGTTGGTCTTCTGTCGCTCCTCGGAGTCACTTCCAACCAGTCAGTCTGTCAGGTTGGCATAGCCCTTCAGGCGCCTCCTGGCAACTCCGTGCTGCTCAGACTGAACTCGCCTTCCAGCACCGTAACCATCGCCGTTGCCCACGGCGAAGTGTCCGACTTCTAAGGAGCAACATGGCTGCTACATTCGATCTGATCACGCAGCGGGTGAAGCAGCAATTGCTTGGCTACACCCGAGTGCAAGAGTCCATCTCCTACCTGTCCCAGGACATGACTGCTACTGACGTCATATTCCAGTGTGATCCGGAGACGTCTACCAACATGTCCCGGGGCATCGTAGAGATCGATGATGAAATGCTTCTGGTCAAGAAGGTCGACAGGTCCACCGGACTTGTCAGCGTACTGGCCAACCTGAACGGCAGAGGGGCCGAAGGCACCGATCCAGCCCCTCACCTGACTGATGCCATCACGATTGCTGACCCTCGCTATCCTCGGGTCCGCATCAAGGAAGCCATCAACGACACCATCAGGGCTATCTATCCCGACATCTGGATATTCGGAGAGTTCGAGTTCCCTTACGTGGCAGCTCGTTACGAGTATCCGATCCCGGCGGAGGCAGAAGATGTCTACAAGGTGACCTGGAACACCATTGGCCCGTCCGCCATCTGGCGTCCGGCCAGGACCTACAGGTTCAATCCCCAGGCATCCACTGGTTCTCAGGTGAAGCCCACGCCTCCGCCCACAGGCAAGACCATTCAGATCCTCGATGGCGGCATTGTCCCTGGACGGGACATCCGGGTGACCTACACCAAGAAGCCCAACGTCCTGGTCAATGGCAACGATGACTTCGAGCTGACTACCGGACTGCCTGACCGGATGATCGACATGATTACCTACGGCGCCTGCTGGCGCCTGCTGCCCGGCTGGGAAGCCGGTCGACTCCAGCAGCAGTCCATTGAATCCACGGAGCGAGCCCCACTCGTTCCGACTGGTGCAGCTTCTGATGCGTCCAAGTACTTCCTTGGTCTGTATCAGCGACGGCTTGACGAGGAGCGGGACCGACTGTTCCGCCTCTACGAGAACTTCCAGACCTTCAACAGCTAGGAGAGACCATGGTAGTCCGCTTCTACAGCTCCGTGGCGCCAGAGACTACCCTCTCTGCTGGCATCACCAACGCATCCACGTCCATTCAGGTCGGTTCGGTTACGGGCTTCCCGACCAACACCCCCTACACCCTGGCTCTGGACTACGAGGGAGCCACTGAGGAGCTTGTTCAGGTCAACGGTGCAGCAGGCACTACCCTGACTGTTACCAGGGCCGTGGACGGCACCTCAGCGGCTTCTCACAATGCAGGCGCCAGGGTGCGTCACGTGTCCAGTGCTCGCGACTTTGCTGATTCAAGGAACCACGAGAACTCCGCAAACGGAGTTCACGGGCTGGCTCCAGGTGAGGATCTGGTAGGCACCGACAAGGTGCAGACCCTGAGCAACAAGACCTTCATCAATGCCACTGGTTCCCTGTCGAACATCACCGTCAACAACGTGGGCAACAACGCCCTGAAGGTCGTCGGAGATCCTGCCAACCCTACCGATTCGGCTATCACCGTTCAGCCCGACACGCTGTCTCCTGTGGTGTTCAGAGTTCTGAACAACGGCCAGGTCCGGGTGGTCAATGCAGTGGCTATCGACCCGATCAACAACCAGTACAGGATCCGAGTGGTCAAGTCTGGTGGCACTGACATCTTCGCAGTGCTCTCCGGTGGCTCAGTGACTGCGACCCTGAACAACGGAGCGGATGGATACGGACTGACTGCTTCGCTGGACGATGTAACCCGCCAGGGATTCTTCATCAACTCGGCAGCGTCGGCTCTGAGGGCAGCCATCTACACCAATGGCACCATGGACCTGAACTGTTCCAGCCCCACCAACGCCATCCTTGACATCAAGATGGCTGCCGGACAGACCGGCAGCCCTCTCAGGATCCTGGACAGTGGGTCCACCACGATTGCCAGCATCACGGCAGCGGGCACCGTCAGTGCGCCGAACGCCAACCTGGGTGCGCTGACGGTCACCGGCCCTACAACCTTCACGCCTACGCTGTCTTCCGGCTCTCCGGTCTTCACGGCAGCCAGCGGGTGGACCACGTCCAGCGCACTGTCAGTGCAGGTGGCGGGCATGACCACTATCGTCATCGCAGTTACTCGAAGCGGTGGCACCATCACGCCGGACAGCCCTTCCGGCAACCTGTCTCCAGACGTTCAGATCGGCACTGTCGCATCTCTGCACAGGCCCAACGCTCTGGTCAGCCAGGCACTCATGGGCTCGATCAGCAACGCTGGCTCAAACGGTACCGTGCGACTGAACACTGACGGAACTGCCGATTTTGTCGCATGGACTGCCGGTGTCCCGATCGACAACACCACGGGAACCTACCGGTTCACGTTTACGTATCCCTCGTAAGGAGCAATATGGACTACCCCGGCTACAGGGTCAACGCACGGATCACTGGAACCTCTCCGCTGAATGATCTGGTCTTCTATCTCGACGTTGATAATGACCCGACCTTCAATGCTGGCCTCAAGCAGGCAGTGAAGGACTACGTCAACTCCCTGTCTACGGAGTACAAGTCGTTCAAGTTCTACAGCATCACTAGTACCGACTTCTAAGAAAGGGGTCCGCAATGGAGGTCGTACGCAAGATCCCCGATCAGCTTTCCGGTCTGGGTTCTGCTGGCTCCGGCCAGTACATTCCACAGGACAACATCTACGACTACGCCATTGCGGGCCTGCCTTTCCTCTCCGCCATCACGGACAATCGTCCGCACACCAACCGCATGGCACCCATTCGCAAGGAACAGTTCGACAACTTTGCAGAGCCTGGCGAGCAGTCCCTCGAAGGCTGGTGGCTCCGGTCGCAGTCGACGTTCAATGGTGGCGCAGGGGTTCTTTATCAGGACCCCGACAACGACAATCAGTTCAACTACCGGTTCGCCACTTCACTGGGCATCGACTGCTGGACCAGTGGCCAGCTCAAGCTTCTCAGGAACTCCGTAGCCAATGGGGCTACGGCGCTGCCCAACAATGTCGTACAGGGCTACGTGACCAACGCTGGCAACAATGCCTACTGGCAGATGGATCAGCACAACCTGGACAAGAAGACTGCGACTGTCACCAGTGCGATCATCTCTGGAGCTGCTGAAGATCTGCTTGATCTTACGTCGACTGGTGCTACCTACATTGTGGCCAAGTCGACTGGCATCGTGAAGGGCGTGGATGGCGGAGCACCAACGACCATCTACACCGACTCCACCACGAATGCCATCATCGAGTTCGTGAAGGACCGGCTGATCTACTGCAAGAACAACCTTGTCTATCAGCTCCTGCTCTCCCCTGCCAGCCCTCCGGCTGCACTGCCTGCTGTCACGTACACCATGCAGGATCCTGATTGGAGATGGCGGAGCATCACTGACGGGCCTACCTCGATCTACATTGCAGGCGACTCAGGCACCACCAGCCAGATCCACAAGTTCTCTCCGACGCTGGACTCGGGCAACCTTCCTATCCTGGAATGGCAGGGCGTCACCGCAACCATGCCTGCTGGTGAGCTGATCAATACGATCTACACCTACGTCGGATCCTTTGTAGGCATCGCCACCAACAAGGGCTTCAGGGTCGGAGAGATCGACTCGAATGGTGACATCACCTACGGCCCGCTCACCATTGAGGTGAGCGGAGGATGCACTGCCATTGTCGGCAACGACAGGTTCATGTGGACTGGGTCTACAGCCCAGCACGATGGCTCCTCCGGGCTTTACAGGGTCGACCTGGGTAACCAGATCCAGGAGCAGACGACAAGGGCTGTACGGTACGCCTACGCCCGTGACATCTACCTTCAGGGAGAGCCGGGTCGAGTGGTCTCACTGACCATGTTCGGCAACTCGGACCGCAAGGTGTTCGCCATCAACCAGTTCGGTTCCGTCAGAGAGCAGGCGACAGAGCTGCTGCCACAGGGAACACTGGACACTGGTCGCATCAGGTTCAACACCGAAGAGCCCAAGCTCTACAAGTTCTTCAGTGTCCGGGTGCCCAGTCCACTCGACGGCAATCTTGCAGCCTCCATCCTTACTGAAGGTGGAGGCGTCATTCCTACTGTCACCTACGGTCCCACCCAAGGAGGTGGGACCAAGGACATCGGGATCTCTCAGCCTACCGGCCCTCAGAACTGGATAGCCCTGCGGTTCACTCTGTTCCGTGGAGTCTCGAACTCCAGCATCGGAGCAATCATGAATGGCTGGCAGGTCAAGGCCCTGCCTGGTTCCATCCGCCAGCGCATCATCACCCATCCGTTCCTGCTCTTCGACGAGGAGACCGACAGGGGCGGACAGGTAATCGGCTACGACGGCTACTGCCAGGAGCGACTGTCGAAGTTCGAAGCGATTGCCCGAGCCGGTGACGTCGTCCTGTTCCAAGAGCTTGCTTCCCAACTAGTGACCCAGGTGGTTATTGATGACTTCGAGTTCCAGCAGACAGGCCCTCCGGGACCTGATGGTCCGATCGGTGGATACCTTACCGTCGTTATGCGCACGGTAGCCGAGAGCACCTAGGGGGTAAAATGGACTCGGACACCATCGTGCAACTGGCCATCCCTCTGGTGGCCATTGCATCTGGTTGGAGTGTGGGCAGACGTGGACTGTCCAGGCAGACGATAGACCTTCTCCGCATACGCATCGAGACCATCACGGAAGAGAATGAATCCAAGACGGAAGAGCTTCGGGGGCTGAGGGCACGCGTTGACGTCCTTGAGAACCTGGTGACTCAGAGAGCTGCGGTGGAAGAGGTCAAGCAGATCGTGGAGCGCATCGCTGATAGGGTAGGAGCATGACGCCAACATGGATCAGACGGCCCATAATGGTAGTAACCAACCAGAAGGAGCGGGACGTGGTGCTCCACGTCCAAAAGGCTCTGGGGTGGGCAGAGACGGGCGAGATGGACGAGGGCACAAGAAGCCATCTCCGTGGGCTTCAGAGCCTGTTCGGACTCCAGGTAACAGGCATCCTGGATCTGGAGACAGCAGAGCAAGTCGAACGACTCCGTGAGTACGGATCGGTGGAGGGATGATGGATGAAGGAATCAACGACGAGAACTGTCCGAACCACAGTGCAGTCTCTTATTGCTGTGGCGGCTGTCATCCCTGTCATGTTGCCCGCACTGGGCGTGAAGACGAGTGCGGGCTTTGGTGCGACGATAGTCGTAGTTGCTGCTGCGATCACTCGGCTGCATCAGGTTCCGGCAATCAACGAGCTGCTTAACAAGTACTTCAAGGTGCCCAAGTAAAACCAAGAGCCCGGCCCCCAGGAGGGGCCGGGCCTTTTTGGCGTTTCAGGACTAATCGTCGAAGGTCCAGCAGGGGGTTTCGATGTCTTCGCCAGACTTTGAGACTATGCCGCAGAGACAGCACTCGTCAGCTACGGTCACGCCATCCTCTTCGGACAGCCAGTGCCAGCAGTGACTACTCACGGTAGATTCCTTCCGCAGCCGATGCAGATGTTGTAGCCCTTGGGGTTCTAGCGCTTGGTGATGGTCACATCACCATTGCAGGCATAGGCCTCATTCCACTTGGGAACGACGCCGAGCAGGCCCCTGTAGATTCTGTACAGGAGGTCTCCATCCTCATAGTCGGAGTCGTCGATGGCATGAGCCATGGCGGCGGCGACAATCTTTGCTTCATCCTCCGTCTCCAGGGTGATGGTGACCGGACGGAAGCCGGGGTTTTCTTGTTCGAAGTTCACGGCAGATTCCTTCCACAACCGATACAGATGTTGTAGCCCTTGGGGTTCGTTGCACCGCAGGGGATGCAGATCTTCTCAGTCATCGGACACCGCCACGATTACGACGAATCCAAGCAGACCGATCAGCATCCACAGCCACCCGAAGTGGTGCACCCATGCGTCCAGGAACTCAGTCATCCTGCACCAGCCAGCTGGGGTCTACGTACTTATGATCCGGCTCCTCGTTGGCGGAGAGGTAGGCGTGCGCGATGACTGCATACCCCGCCAGATCCAGGAGCGAGTCCTTCAGGGACTCGTGCTGAGGACTCGGGTTGTATACGTCGCGAGACAGGGTCTCGATGCGAGTGAACTTGATGCCGATCTGAGCGAGCATGACACCCAGAGTGCGAGCACCAGAGAACTCCGCAGCCCTCTCGAAGTTACTGAACTCTCCAGTCGGAGCGTAGTCACTGTTCTTCGAGAGCAGCGTCTCAGCCAGCGTCTCAGCGCTGGCCTGGATGTAGCTGTTCGGATCCTTGCTCACTTGATCTCCCTGAAATCGTTGGCCAGGAACTCCAGGAACTCTTCGATCTCCTCGCGGCTCATCAGCTCCTGAGCGCGATGAGTACCCTCACTTGAGACGTAGATGATGTCCAGACTTTCGGTCTGAAAGTCTATGTCGACATGGTAGATGTCTTCTGCCTTAACGTCCCTCAGCTTCAGGAAGCTGAGGATCTTGGCTGTTGTCTGTACGTTCATGACATCCTATCGGGCAGCCGCAGTGCGGAGGGAAGTGCGGAGGATTGGTGCAGTTGTGCTCAGACACCGTCGCTTTCCTTCTCGTAATAACTAACTTCGATGGTGTTCCAGCCCAGTTCGCCGAGATATCCGACAACCGCCAGCTGCTGGCACTCCACCTTCACGTCATAGTTGGCGTCGACCCAGCCCCGGAACGGCATCTTCTTGGTATACGGGCCGATCAACTCTACGTCCTCGAACGACTTACCCTTGAGATTGGGGTAGTTGTCGTGGTTGTGCACACCAGTGGTGGTCACCTTGAACCGGTAGATGGTGGTGACATCCTGCATGGACCTAGCCATGACTACTCACTCTCTCCGTAACTGGTCTGGCCAGTCGGCTCTGGGGGACGCTCAGCGCTCTGACGATTCTCCTCGTACTGAAGGTCGAACTCAAGGCCCTTCACTTCGCCCGAGGCGTTCTCGTCGAACGGAATGTCATTCCACTTCATCTCAGTCCTCCAGGATTCCAGTCGTGATGTACCACGAGTTGTACTCAGTGCGAGGATTGGGGTTCTCGATGTGGAACTCGGTGTCATTGCCAGTGCCAAGTTCCCGAGGATCGCAGCCCTGACCCTCTGCGATGTTGCGAAGAGTGGCCATGGCTCCCGCTTCGGTGCGGTGATACCCGACAGTCTCCTCAAGCTCATACGGAGAGTCGACCGGCTTCCACTCGGAGACGACGATGTAGATCTCTTCGGGGTTCATCTCTTCCAGTTCCTCTTCGATGGTCGGAATGTACTGAGGCTTGCGAAGGAGCGGACCCGCATTGGGGTCCGCCCTCCAGGTCTTGCTCATCTACTTCTTGATCCTGTCAATGATTGCCTGTGACCCATACTTGAGGTACGTAGAGTTCACGTCCTCACCATGGGGCAACCGGACCTTGAGGACCGGCATTGACAGCTTATCACGCAGGCGCTCGTACAGCTTGTGGCCTGCATCATCAGCGTCGGCAAACACATAGATGCGCGACAGGTCTTCGAACACGTTGCACCAGTGGTCTTCCCAGTTGCTGGCGCCTGGAATGGCGACAGCGGGAATGCCGATCTGGCGGAGGACAAGAGAGTCCAGCTCGCCTTCGGTGACACCGATCCAGTCGATGGCATCGTCGAACGACCTGACCCCATAGAGCGTGGTGTGCTGCCCCTTGGGCTTGAGGTACTTTCCGTGCCCAGCTTCCTTGCAGTCATGGTCTTGCAGGCATCTGAAGGACATGGCCACAGGCCCAAAGTCCGTGATGTACGGGATCGCAAGGCGACCCTCGTACTGCTCATGGATGGCAGGGGGATTACGAACTACCCCAAGTCCTTCGAACCTTGCGTGATCCATTTCGATTCCGCGACCCGCCAGCCATTCGGCTGCTTCGGGTAGATGCTCGGCGTACTGTGACGCCGTATTCAGCAGCGATTGCCTCTGCTCTTTCGAGAGCTGCGCCATACTCTAGATTCTCCATCTTCATGACGATCTGAATGGCGTTGCCTGCCGGGCAGTCGGTGTGCGTGTGGCACCTAAACCATCCATCGGCAGTGTTGACAGTAGCCGAAGGTGTCTTGTCGCCATGGAACGCGCACCTAATGGGGCGCGGCCCCAGATCCTCGGTGATGCCGTCCTCGAACTCGTACTTCACCAGCACCGGGATCAGATACTCCGGGTACTGAGGCAGCTTGCCTCCGTCCCGTCTCACTTGTCACCCGTACTGATGTTGGGTCGAATAGCCCACCAGAAGCCGCGACGAATGCACTCGTCGAGTATCTTGTCGAGAGCAGACCGAAGATTGACGGCTTCAGGACTATCACCGTAGACGATGTGATCGTCTCCGTAATAGACCTTGTCCGACAGTACGCTATGCAGCTCGTTCAGCTCGTCGTCAGTCAGATCCATTGGGCTTCACCCTTCCAACTACACCCCACGCTGGGGGGATATTAAGGTACGCGGCCATTCTGGCTACGGCATCCTGATCGTCTCGAAGGTGAGCCAGTACCGAGTTGCAGGGCTTGCACAGCAGGCCTCGAACAAATCCGCTGCTGTGGTCATGGTCTACCGCCAGCTTCCGGGCCTTCCCGGTAGCTCGTCGGCAGATGTAGCAGACGCCGCCCTGCGCCTCATAGAGAGCCCCGTACTGGCCAGCCTTAAGTCCGTACGTCCTGAGTACGTACAGCTCGTGAGCGGCCTCTTTGCGGGCCTCCTTGAGCTCTCGATGACAGGTAGCACACCGAGGCCCGGGGGGCGTCACCTTTCGGGTGACGCTCCCACAGTCCTTGCACGGCTTATTCGTTGACATCCTGCACCGTGATCACGTAGTCCCACTCCCTGAAGTAGCTAGAGAGTGCGGAGTTGATTGCATCCTCAACATCTTCTGTGGCCCAGTGGTCCGGGTGTTCAGTGATGAGGATAGAGATGCGCTTCACTTGCTACTCCCGTGCTCCAGGCAGGGATACTCCCTACCGCACCAGCAGTTAGCTTCCATCGTCCACCATCCCATTTCCATTGCACACGGTGCACGTCTCGATGACGTGCTCGATGATCGGATTCCCGTGCCCATCGTAGGCAGCGTGAGGATAGCTGGTCTGCCCATCCCCGCCACATCCTGTACAGATTCGCTGCGCCATCACAAGCTCACCTTCGCTCCGCATTTGGAACACTGATAGACGACTCGACCTAACTCCCAGGCCATGACCATGGGCTCTCCGCAGTGTGTCACTGATCCTCTACCTCCATCTCGTACTCACTCTCGCAGTCCACGCAGACTCGCAGTACGGTCGTCATGTTGGGGCCTGACGGCCATGAGGCTCGGCTCTCAAAGCGGCAACCGAACTCCTCACAGATCTCGTACATCTACGACTCCTCGATGAAGTGATCACAGTAGACGCAGAGCCATCCACGCCTATTGCCCCACCATACCGGCTTCCAGTGATGATGACAGTTCATCACGTCTCCGTAAACGTAGCGCAGTTGATGCACTCCAGCCCGTACTTGCCGTTCCGCCATGCCTGTACGAGGCATGGCTTGTCGCAACACATCACTCTTCCTCTTCCGCTTCAACGATGCTGATCGAGATCTGGGAGTGCTTGAGGTTCTTGTACAGGATCATGTCGATGTCATCGGCATCCAATCCTTCCGGGAGACCTTCGATCACGGCAGTAATATCGTAGCTTGCGTACATCACCAGTCCTCATCTTCCTGCTTGGTTGAGTCGAAGATCATGGCCTGCTCTTCCTTCTCGTCGATGAAGCAAGTAGCCGGGTCAGCCTTCATCGTGAAGTAGTCTCTACCCATTGCATCCTGTGGTCCGAAGCGGTTCTTCACCCTGGCCACATCCAGAGTTCCAGCGTGCGAGTCACCCCAGAGGGTGAGAATGAGCGTCGGCAGCTGGTTCGCTTTCCCCATGATCGCCGACCGGGGGGGAGGTGATCCACCCTTTGCACTTTCACTTGTATGGTGCACGACAGTAATAGCCGTCTCTTGTTCACGGGCCATGTCCTTCAGCTCTGCCATGAGGGCCCAGTAGTTCTGTTCACCGGCACCCTCATAGTCGATGTCCATCATGATGTCGATGACGGTGTGATGAGGATATGTACCCTTG